AGCTGAATCCGATTTGTCTTTACTTAAACCGCCTTCCCATTTCTTGGTAAATTTTACGTACTTTTCTATTAATGGAGTCATGTTATTTAAGTTCTTCTAGTTGTTCTTTTCCACGCTTTAAAAATGAAATAAATTTGTCCCAAACATTCACGCCAGTTACACTAAAGTAGCTTTCGTTAATACTTTTAACTTCGGTAATTACACAGAAAAAAGTAAACGCTTTAGTTAACACTAAATCAATAGCAATAAAATGACCTAAAATATCCGCTATAACGAACTTTTCTAGCAAAAAGATAAACACTATCGAGCCACTATACAAAAGGCTCTTAGATATTGTGTGCGAAAGTCTACGGGAACGAATAGAAACCCATCCGTTTTTCTTTACACTTCGCCAGATACCGAAACACGTATCTAAAATAATCGAAAGCACGGCTATTAAAACAAGTGGTTTAACGGGTGCTAAAATTGCAATAGTTGAAAAGGCTAAAATGTAAAGTTTTGTTTTCATTAAAATACCATTACCGAATTATTATAACCGTTATCGTCGTAACGTTGTCCACATCGACCCCAACAAGTACCCACGCAATTACATAACTCTATTTGTGGGCGTAAATCTGTGTCGCGGTTTTCTTGACTTGTGAATAATGGGTAAAGGTTTTTATTAGCTAGTAGGTATCTAATTAATCTTTGTTCAAAGAAACTAGCTTTTTGTGCATAGTGTTCCATGCCGAAAGCTACTTCGTTACGGCTAACGCTTCCGCTGTAGTCGCCGAATTGTGTTTGAAGTCCTTTGTTTTTAAGTTGGTAGGATAGTCCGAAAATAGCGTCTTCCGCCGAACGCCAAGCTACTACGGGCTGTATAAATTCTACTAACGTTTGTTGGTCGTTTGTTAACGTCTGCGCGTTATAGGCATCTAGCAAATACTTGTAAAACACCGTCCCTAAAATTGGCATTACTCTTAACTGGGCTTGTGTCGCTATATAAGGCGTTACGTCTGTTACGTCTACGTTCGCCGTTATTGGCGTGTTCGTTTTTAAGTAGGTTTCTGTGATAAAATATAACATCTTAAATAGTTGTTGGGGTTAAACTAGGTACTACGTCACCGCCTTCGATAGGTTGTAAGCTAGCCAATGCGCGGACTTCGTTAGTTGTCATGGTATTAAGAACCTTTGTAGCTACTAAAGGACTCATAGCGTTTAACGCGTCTTGTGTTTTACTCGCGTCGCCTTCTATTTCTACGATAGTTTCGTTAATTATTTGGAAGTTCTTAATAGAAAAGTCCGCTTTTAATTTAGAGATAGCTAATAGTTCGTTAAATATTTCGCTAACCATTTCACGCAAAGGAATAACAACGTTTTTTTCAAAGATAACGTAGGCTTGTTTAATGTCTGCGCCACCGCCTAAAGCACCAGTCGTACGAACACCCATTAAAATAGGGTCGATAGTATGGGAAAAACAGATTTGCTCGGTGTTTAATCCGCTAGCTTCTTGAAAAAGTTTGTCGTTTTGGTTTGTAGGTATGCTTTCAATCTTTGGTAGTTGGTCGGCTGAATTCGCGAAGAAGGCCACACCTTTGCCCGCGTTTTGCGCTCCTTTCATTCTGTCGATAGTGTCACGCAATACCTTTTTTTCTTCTTCGCTTTGTGGACGTTTTGGGAACATCATTGCAAACGATGGGAAAATACTATTTTGAATGTTTGATTTTGCAAAGTACGAAAGTTCGCCCGAAAGGAAAGCAAAGTTTAAAGCCGAAGTGTACGTAGGTAGTGGGTAATAATCTTGACCGATTGCCGAAATTTCGTACGCGTACATTTGACATTTATCCGTGTTTAACGGGTGGTATTTTGTTACTGGTACTACATCGATTCTACTAGACCAATCGTCACAAATAAAGTAACAATCTTTAGCGCGGTTAATACGTACTTTTTCGGGGCTTATATTTTCCATTTTTACTACTTTGTTTTTCTCGTCAAAGTAGATTTTAAAATAAACTCGGTTATGTAATACTAATTGTTTTGTAGCTAATCTAACGGCTTTAGCTAACTTCATTTTCTTTTCCCACGTGTATAGGTCAAGTTTTTCGTTAGCTGTTAGTATGCTAGTTTTTAAATCGTAACCAGCCCCGATAGTCGCGTTAACTTTAAAGTCAACTATTGCACCATGCAAAGGCGAAGTAAAGTAAAGCTGGTTTAATGTTTCTGGAAAAAGGTTATCTTGTCCGAAAGGAATGTAACCAGCAATTTGATAGCGTCCATTAACGTAAGGTAAAGACAAGTTAGCCCCGCCAACTCTACCGAAAGGCGTACTAAAAGACTGGTAGCCTTCTATTACTTCTGTTTTTACCGCTTTAAATCTGTCAAATAATCCCATATTAATCGTATATACTAGAAACTGGAACGCCAGAAACTACTAGTCGTCCTTCTTCTATTAAGTTAAAATCTGTTAAGTCCGTGTTTTCATCTATTACAATAGGCGTACTACTTTCGTAAACGCTATACGTATATTGTCCTTTATTAAAATCAATGTCTTCGCCTTCTTCCATTGTGAAAAGATTGTATCTATAAGGATAAGACGACGTGTCTTCGCCAACCCATAAAATAGGGTCTGCGGTTGTATTAAATTCTTCTTGAAATACAAATAAATAAAAAGGGTCTACTAACGTTGTTACTTCGGATAACGTCAAAGCAAACGTGTTAATTTGTAGTTTTTCAATGTAAATCATAACTATATTATTCGTGTTTAGGCACTTGTTTAAAAAACAAAACCCCACCGATTAAGGTAGGGTCGTTAAGTGTTACGTTTCTAGAATGTAACTTAAGCTGTTAAGCCAGCAATAATCGTAGGGTCTACTTCGTATGCAAGGTCTGTATTTTCAGCAAGCAAAACCAAGCTGTATTTAGAACCGTCTGCGCGAGCCGTTCCAGAACCTTCACCGTAAGCCGAAACTTGAAGGAAAGGGAAATACCAATATTTCCCGTTTGCGTCACCTACAACAGCTGTTAAGTATTGTTGACCCGCTCCAAGAATTTTAATTGCTTTGGATTTTTCTTGGTCGCGTCGGTGAAACATTAAATTGATTGTTTGAGTAACATAAGAAGAACCGTTTACTAAATCGATTGCGCCTTCTTCTGTAAAGTTACCAGTATTACGTTTAAATTCCATAGCTACGAAAGGCTCGGATTTTGTAATAGCTGTAACTTCCCAAGCCGTACCAGTTTCAAGTGTGGTAATTCCAGTTATGTTATCTTGTTGGTTAATTAATAGCGTATATATACCCCCGCTGTTTGGGTCACATCCCTTAAGGATTTCTTGTAATGTAGCACATGCCATGTTTTCTATGTTTTTATGTTAAAAAAAAGGGGCGGGCGTTCGACCCACCCCCTTATATTTAGTTAGTTAATATTAGTCGAAACAGATATTGTAAACTACGATTTGCGCTGGGTTAGTGTAAGCGAAACCAGCTTTCAAGTTAGCGCGTGTACGCAAGTAAGGTTCTGCAACCGTGTCAGCAAGGTTAACCGCTTTCAACGCTTTAGCGTCACCTTCCGCATCGAATGCGTAGATAAGGTCTGTTTTCAAAGCAAGAACCATAGTGTTAACTGGCATACCTTCTGCAAGAACGATTTTAATACCTAAGAATGTAGGTGCTAAAGGAGCAGTAACATAAGTTAATGTGTTTCCAGAAGCCGCTGCGATTTGGTAGTTAACGAATACATCGGAAGAAACGAACAAACGTAAGTCAGCGCGTTTTGATTGTACCGCTGTTGGCGACGCTTGAAGTACGCTAGTCATTCTAGCCAATACGTTAGAAGAAGTAATAGCGTCTGTGTAAAGACCTACTACGTCTACGTCAGCACATAATTTTTTCAAGTAACCATCACACAAAGAAAGAACAGCGTCTTCGCTTTCTGTGTCGCCTTGCCAACGGATTAATTCTAAATCGTTACCGATACGTCCAGCCATTTCGTTCCAGTAGTAAGACATGAAAGAAGCTACGGTAAAATCACCGTTAGAACCTTGTGACATTTGCAAAGCTAAAAACGATTGCTCGATTTCAAATTGACAAATTTGGCTCATTGCGCTTAAGGCACATACATCGATTGTGATAGCGTCCAAGTTATCTGTAGGCGCGCTAAAGTTACACGTAGAAGGCGCAAGTAAGTTACCGAAAGTAACGTTAGCCAATTTCGTAGCCGACTTAATGCCAGGCAAAGTACGATAGTTGTCTGCGATGTCTTCAGTTAAATACGCTTTTGAGTAAAACTCGTCTGGGTTTGGACATAACAACGCGTTAGTTTCTACGTCTAGGTTAAATTTTAAATTTCTCATTTTTTTTGTTTTTATTATTTGTTATTTGTTACTTGTT